TTACCAAGTAATGATACCATGTGTCTTAGATTGACATTCTTTCGCGATGTACCATTGCCGATTATAAGCGCAACTTCTTTATTCATTTCCAATGAGCCGTCATTTGTGGATATGCTTCCTTGATCGACCATGACATGACCTTAAGTTCCTTGCGCCGCATACGCAGCAATAGCTTTGCGTCATCAGGAGCAACGGTCTCAAGTAGCTGAATAAAAAGCTGCTCGCGCTTCATTGGTTTCACATTGAGACCTTCAGGTGTATTCGTGAAATATACAAGCTTGTCGATTTCAGAATACAAACGACCTTCCTGATCAATAGTATCGGCCGCTGGGCGATACGGTGGATCACTGTCAGGCACTAGCCACTGTAGCATCGGATCAAACGTGAACTCAAATACCATGCGGAGAGCATTACTGTCATTCTCCTGTATGACCTTGACCTGACCAGCCTTGGTCTTTTCCTTTTCGATCTCGCTCACGATTTGAGCAAGGCTTTTAATCGCCACTTGTATCCTCCTTAGAAGTCGCTAATAGATTCGGTAAGTTGACGCAAACGCTTTGCCATGAAATAAGGCATCATAGCCGAACGTGATGCAGGCGTAAACTGCTCATAGGTTTCAATGCACGCCTGCTGAATATCTTCTGGTACCAGATCAAGGTCAACCAACATTTGGTTGCGCTTGTAACCACGAAGCATCGCATCGTCACAGAACTGCTCAGGCTCCATGCTGCACCACTCCTCGATCTTCTTGCGAGATAGCGGACGCTGACGACGACCAGCAACCAGTGCATCATCTTCTGTCATGAAGTTAGGCACACCATCACCACGGTCACCAACCATGATATGCTCGCGGCGGAATCGTTCTGGATTATCAATAGGCAGCATCTTCTTCTGGATCGGTGCATATTGATGAACGTTTGCATATTTCTGTAGTTGCGCGAAGTCTTTGTCACCTGACAGAATCAGGATTGGTTCATTACCATCGCTATTGATAAACTTGCCGTAATAATGGCACAGAGATGCAATCACGTCATCGGCCTCAGCACGCGAGACCTGCACAACCTTGTATGGCATATGCTCGCGCAGCTCCTCCTTGATCTTGGCCATCGTATCAAACAACGTCGACCAGTCAATACCAGAAGCCTCGCGATCCTTCTTGCGATTAGCCTTGTAATGCGGAAATACTTCGCGGCGCCAATAACGCTTGTCATCACAGCAGATTACAAGCTCACCAAAATCTCTGGAAAACTTCTGCTTGTAACCACGCAAGCTATTAAGCACCATGTGGCGGACAAGATCCTCGTCCACCACTTGTTTATTGTGTACCAGATGCACCATCAGATTACTGATCATGACCTGATTTAAATCAACCAATATCATTGTCTCGGCCTTTATCCATGTACTATCTATTGTACCAGGAAGCTGGCTCCATGTCAATGGCTACTTGACCGCGCGTAAAATAATGGTCTGCTGATTTACCATACCATTGACCTCTTGCGCTTTAGCCTTGACTGCCTCATAGGTCTTTGACACACTTTTGTTGCCTCCTGCCAAAAACCTAGGCAAATCAACTTCTGGCTTCCTTAGCTTCTTTTTGCTTGACAACTGTGGATCATATCCATCAATCGTACTGCGCCTCACAGATAGCTTTGACCCTAGAGGAGCCACATATCTTTGCACATACCTGCGCGGTACATTGTAAAGAATAACCTCCGATGCTCCAATGATATCCTTTGGATCAATACTCACGATTCCAAGTTCATCATGCTTATCAAGATAGCGCAGCTTTGCAATAAGCTTGGCTGGAGTCTTTGGCTTTACCTTGCGAGGAGTTGGAGCTTTGATATTGGTTGAACAATAAAGATTGATGGCCTGGAGCACTCCAGCATATCGCGCAAGCATATCACGCAGTTGTCTTTTTGAATAACTGCGATAGCACTCTACGCATTCCATGTCTGTGCGGTCAAGTGCGTGCTTGACTTCTTCAATCAGACGTTCATACCTTTGTGCTTCAGGTGCCATGTCAGCAGGCTTAGGTGAGTGTGCCTTAAGAAGGCCACCAACATCTACCAGCTCGCCTTGATCGATTGCATATTCGACCTTAAACATTACATCACCAACAGCATCAACCTGCACAGTCGCTTGTGTCTTAGGCTTAGGTCGACGAGCAGCATCCTTTTCGGCCTTGCGCTCGCGACCATGCTTAATTAGCTGTTCCAATTCCAGCGTCAACCTAATGGTTTGTCGTTCATTAGGTTGAAGGCCGCGCATTACCATGCGACCTAATGCTGGTAGAGTATTAATCTCAAAGCGCATATCTTCAACATGTTCTAATATATCGATATCAGCCTCTGAATAGCCGACTGATTTCATATAATCGCCTAAGATAACACGTGACATCTTAGGATCAAGCACAGCCCGATACCAGTTATATGCATAGATGATACGACTGGAATCTGGAGTGATGCCATCCCAAGATGGCTCCTCTCCAATGTACTTGGCTTCAGAGATAGGCGCTTTGAGCTTTCTCATATTATTCCGGCTTTATGCTTGCAAGGAAGGTTTTCCATTGGCGAGAGCGAAGCTCCCAGCTATAGAAATTATCTGTATACATTTTCTGGAAGCGCAGCTTATTCTGATTGCTATTATCCCAGAATCCTTCAATTACCTCAGCCAATACCGAAGCATGGCGATTAGCATGGGCATTCACATCTTCCGTGAATGGATACATCGCTGCGAACCCAGCAGTTGTTTCTGGTAAAGCCGCGTGATTTGGGCAAACAATCGTACATCCTGCGCTCATAGCCTCGATCACGCTGATTGCGCTAGTCTCTGGCCAGATGTTTGGATAAGCATAGATGTGTGCCTTCTTCAAGGCTTCACGCACAATCTCATTTGGCTGATAACCATGATAGGTCATATTTGGATGCCGCGTAATTTTTTGGAACAGCTCCTTGTAAGGCTCATCACGTTGACTCCAACCATAGATGGAGAATGAGCTATACACATCTAGATGAAAATCATATCCTTGATTTGCGAGATATTCGCATATAGGATACAGCAATTCTAGACCACGATGCGGGGTCGTGTGATAGATCAAATTGATCGTACCCTTTGGCTTCTCATGCGGCTCGATAGGATCGATTGCATTTGGAAGCACAACACCATCCGAATGCGGCACACCAAGGCCAATATTGTATGTGGCCTGCTGATAATTTGAAACAAATACAAGCCTCTTGAAACGCTTGCGCGATTCCTCTTCGGCTAGATGCTGTGACTCAGGATCATCCCAAGTATCATGCAACCATAGCAGATTGTTCTGGTTAGGATCAACCTGACCAGTTACACGAGAACAGATAATATTAAACTTGTCCAGCAATTCATGTGGTACATAACGACGCAGACCATCCATCATCATCTCTGTGCCACCGCGCGCACCAATATGTGCATAGGTTCCATCTGCACCGGGTCCAAGACTCTTAGCCTTTTCCTTGAGACCTGTCACGTTTAGTTTAGTCATGGATAACTCACCTCTTGAATGTTGATGACCCTATCTAGACGGAAACTCCGCCAGCCATTAGCATTTAGATCCCATACAACCAAGGAAGCCTTATTAGGCTTCGCAATCACTGCATCGGCTTGCTGATCAATAGGCAAATATCTGCGGTCTAACGTGCATGTCATATCACGCCGTTCACCATTTACTTTGTCAAATGACACAATCAATACCGAATGGCGCAAATGATCATGCCAATCATCGCCGTTCAATTCCAGATATTCAGTCATTTTCTAAATCCACATCACTTTCTTTGATTTTACCTTCTTGAATTAGAAATTGTAAAGTGCCTCTGATTGAGGTGGTGACTATATCTTTGAAAATATAATCATATAGACGAATCCAGGCCCATGTCGTGATACCAAAGGCCAGAACATATGTCCAATTTAAGCCAGGTTCCATTATCTTTTCCAGAATAGAACCTACACCATGAGATGTGAGGATTGATACACATAATAGTGGAAAGATATTTCCACGATTTATTAGACCAATCGGAATCATATCAAAGCCTCCGAGAACGTGAACCAAGGGTAGCTGGATCATCATTGACTGATGCGACCTGATAGCCACCCTTGTTATATAATGGTTGAACACGAGAGGCCTTTTCGCGCATAGCTTGCACTACACTAGCCTTCTCCTCGCGACCAGCCTGCCACCGCCAATCATTCATGATATCGCGCTTGGCAAATGTGCCACCAGGAATCGTATCTGATGTAGGAAGAGAATGGTCGGGGCGAGAGGATTCGAACCTCTGATCTCCTGCACCCAAAGCAGGCGCCTTACCAGGCTTGGCCACACCCCGATAACCTACCTTCTCTAGCAGCGCAGCTGTCTGAGCCTCAGCCGCTTTGACAGCCTTGGACTTAGCTTTGGACTTGCGCTTGCGCGTGCTTGTGGTAGTAAAATAAGAAGGTAGGAGTGCCATATTATGTATATCCTGTCTTGTCACAAGGATCATTATACACTACTTTAGGTATATTGTACAGGGTTATTTGTGGCTTTTTCTAAATAGGTGAATGGGAGGTAGCTATGGATATATTCTTTAAGCTTGTGGCTGATGTAGGATTTCCGATAGCAGCAGCCGGAGCCGCTGGCTACTTTGTTTTTCTGACCATGAAATTCATCCTTGCTGGAGTAACCGGGTCAGTCAAGGGTATGGCCGGGATCATCACGGCCCTGGATAATCGCGTACGCACAATGAACCACGATGTGGTAAGAATTGATACTGTAGTCTCTAATGCCCTAGGATTAAAACCAGATGTCGAGCGAATAGCAAGAGCCGACGGCAAGAATGATGCGAGGAGAGATTAAATGGCTAAATCATCTAAACCAAAAGAAACAGCAGTTCTTGCTCATGTGCGAATACAGAAGCACACAAGCATTGGTGGTGGTATCCTAAAGACATCTTCAATGAACAAGGCTAAGAGACGCTGCTACAAAAAATATAAAGGCCAAGGTCGCTAAACTAAAATGGGTGAATTAGCTGAACTAATAGGTAAATACGGATTTCCTATTGTCGCGGCAGGCGGCGTCGGTTATATGGTTTACTATGTTTGGGTATGGGCCACCACAGAGGTAAAGCCCGTTCTATCCGAAACCAACACCATTCTCATCGGCCTGATCGATCGTATTCGAATGTTGGATAATGATCTAATTCGCCTACAACAAAAAGTCAATGTGGTTCTTCACCTCCGCGGCAAGACGATCGAACGTGAACGAGTCGCGGCGGAGGTGAAGATCAATAAGATGCATGAGGATGATCAGACTGCATCTTCTGGTGAAGGCTAATCACTTAGAAGTAGCACGGTAAACACCATCCCAATTTTCTGGTAGACCTGCACTCTTTAATTCTTCACAACGCTCCATCCACATATCATAATAAGCATCCATCTTACCACCAAAGCATCCTTTGAGACGCTTTGCATAATAGATTGCATCATCAAATCGACGGCTCTTATATGATTTCATCATGTTCGCGTGCATATCTAGATCCATCTTGACATGAACAATATCTTCTGGTCTACCAAGCACAGTATAGATGTCGACTCCTTCTTTCTTACCCTTTACCGCAATGGTATCGAGGGCAAGGCAGAGGTATTCTTCTCTAACGTATCGGTAAGTGAGGGTACCGATGACGTTGCTGACTCCATAAGGTTTTGACTGGCCTTCAAGTCGAGAGGCAAGGTTGACAGAGTCACC